CAGAATTACTCTGGCGGTGTCCTATTAGCGGATATCGTTAAGAGAAATAATCTCAGCACATACGTTTCCGAAGCAATCAAGGAGCGTAGTCTATTTATAAAATCTGGTGCTGTTGTGCGTAACGCACTTCTTGACGCAACAGAAGGTGGAACAAGAATCCAAGTTCCAGAGTTTAACCCAATCTCGCCAACTGAGGAAATCTTAGATGGTACGGCAACATGGGGTACAAGTAACAATGGTTATTTGACACCACAGAAGATTGGTACAGCAACACAGATCGCAACTATTTGTCATAGAGGTTTTGCGTATGCTGTTGATGACGTAGCTGTATTGGCTGCTGGTGAGGATCCAATGGGTCACATCAGAAACCAAATTGCAGATGCAATTAACAAATTAAATTCAGCAAGACTATTCAGTATGTTGAATGGTTTGTTCGCTGGTGGTGCTGGTGCGTTAGGTGCTAACCACCTTGACCTTGCTAAAGCTGCTGCTACTGGTGCTGGCGAGGCAAACTATTTAACTGCATCAACAGTTGCAAGAGGTAGATCACTTCTTGGAGAGAGAGGCGAAGAACTAGATACTCTAGTTGTTCATCCATCTGTTGCTTTCTATCTATATCAGGTAGGCTTGTTAACGTTCTCTACTTCAGCACTATCAACTGGAACTGGCATCCAATGGGGTGGCGGTGGTGTTGGTGTTACTGACAGATCAATCGGTCAATTTGCTGGAATGAATGTTGTTATTGACTCACAAGTTAATACATCTGCTCCAGGTGCATCTGGTCATCAGAAAGAGTTCCGTTGTTACTTAATTAAGTCAGGAACAATCCTTGAAGGTCAGCAATCTCCTCTAAGCATTGAATCAGATAGAAACATCCTATCTAAGCAGGATGTTATGTCAGTTGATTACCATACTGCGTATCACATTATGGGTACTAAGTGGAACTCTGCTTCTGACAACCCAACAAATGCTAACTTAATGAGTTCATCTAATTGGGCTGCTACATACGATGTAGACTTAATTCCTGTAGTTGAGTTAATCGTTAATACACCACTTGATACATCTGCTATTTCTTAATAGTATTAAATTGTGGTCATCAAAAACCTCATCAAATATTGGTGGGGTTTTTTCTTTACGCTACAATAAAACTAAATTACTTTATAGATCGTGGCAGCTACCATAAATGCAACCATAAAAGATGCTAATGCTAATAGCTATGTCACATTGACAGAGGCTAATAGTTATTTTGAAACAGTCCCAGACTCTTCAACTTGGACAAATAAAACAGATGACCAAAAGAATAGATCATTAATATCAGCTACAAGATGGATTGATAGTTTTGTATTCTATGGAGACAGATGCGATGACGGTCAGGCATTAAAATTTCCAAGAAATAATTATCAGGTAGATGGTGTAGAGCTTTCTTGTGATTTAATTCCACAAAATATTAAATATGCACAATATGAATTAGCAAGAGCTTTGGCAAATGATACTGGTGCTATAACTGGTGTATCTGGTAAAGATGGTAATTTTTCTGAAGTTAAACTAGGAGATTTACAAGTTAAATATAATACTGATAGTCAGGGAACTGGTTCTGTTAATAATATTATGGATGTTTATCCTTGGTTACAAAGTTATCTTGGAGCGTATATGCTAGGTGGAGCAGGTGCTTTCCAAATGAGGGTAGTTAGAGGATAATGGCAGGTCAATTAGATTCATTATTTAAAAGTGTTGCTAAACAGATTGTTGCTGATTTAGGTAGTTCTCTAGATACGGCTGTTACTTATATAAAAAAAGGACAATCCAGTTATAACATTGATACTGGTGAACAAATCAGTATTGATACAAGTTATTCTGATCTCAAAGTTCCGATTGAATTTATAACATCAATTGAAGATGGTAGTGTTGAAAGAAGGCAAGCAAAAATCTATATTACACCTGATTTAATTGGTGATAATCAGCCAACTTTAGAAGATGAAATTTCTTTTAGTTATGCTGGTGAAACAGTTACGGGAGTGATTACAAATATTGATACTAAAAGAGGTGGACAGACTTATCTCTTTATATTGCTTGTGAGGTTCTAATGGCTAAAGAAATAGAATTTAATGGAGATCAAGCTTTTAATAATACGGTGTCACAGTTAGATGCTGATTTTGCACAGACGATGAGAGCTTTACATAGTAAATTATCTGAAAAACATGGCGAGAACACAGAAGGTAGTCCTGTTTATACTGGTTTTTTAGCATCTAGTTGGAAAGTAAGAAGACATCCAATAGACGGTACTCAATCAGTATATAATCATGAGCCTTGGGCTGGTATAAGAAGACAATTAGATAATGTATCTGGAGCTAGTAAAGAAATAATAACAGAAGAACGTAGAAAATTATCAAACAAAATAGCCCATGTTCAACCTCGATTTCCTGTTAATACCGATTATAAATTTAGAAATGCAGATATATATCTTGGTAATACTGCTGAGTATGCTGGTTATAGTGCAGAAGATCAAAAACTTTCTGAATTTGTATCAAAGACAGCAGGTAAGATTATTAAAGATAACATGAGAGATAAAGGTAAAATATTTATAGGAGATAAACCTTCTGGTGGTTTTGGTAAATTAAAACCTGGATCTAGTCTAGATTACACTGAATACAATTAATTATGACTTTAGTAAATGTAAGAGCAGCTTTTGAAAAAGCAGTTACCGATCAGGTAACTGATAATGATCCAACTATAAAAGTGGTGTATGATAACGTGCCATTTAAAGTTCCTAGCAAGACTACAAAATATGTTGTAATGAATATAAATTTTAGTCAATCAACTCTACAAAATCAAGGTGCTGCTTCAGACTATTATGCTGGTGTTATTCAATGTAATATTTATGTACCAAAAAATAAAGGAACATCAGTTGTTTCTGCTATTTGTGAAGATGTTATAGATGGTTTAACTTCTGTTAATGCTTCTGGTTATACAGATACTTTTAGTTGTACTCCAAGAGTCGGAGGTATTAATGGTCCAAATATGTTACAAATAGAGGATAGAAGTCATTTTATAGGAGTTCTTTCTTGTCAATTTACAGCAAACGCTTAATATAAGTATAATATAAATATTATATTAAAATACTATGGAAGCGATTGAACTCCTCAGAAACAAATTTGGTGTTAGCCAAAAATATAAATATGAAGTCAAAGATGGGGAGGATACAGTATTAGAAATATATTGGCATCCATTAACTATTGCAGAAAGAGAATCAATTATGGCTAAATCTAAAGGTGATGATGGAAATGAATTTGCTTTAAATCTTATGATTGAAAAAGCATTAGATGAAAATGGTAAGAAATTATTTCAAGATGGTCATAAAGCATCATTAAGAAGAGAAGTTAATGCAACTATTTTGCAAGATATACAAATGGCAATGATGACATCAGGAGATAATTTAAAAGTGGAGGAAGCGAAAGCATCTTTAAAAAGCTAATACTGAATGGTATATATTGTTTTCTTTAGCAAAAGAGTTAGGGATGACATTAAGGCAACTTACAGAAAATTTAACTAGAGAGGAGTTGGTATCTTGGGTAGCATTTTTTGATTTAAAAAATGAAGAAGAACAGAAATATAAAGAACAAGTACAAAAAAAACAAGCCATGAAACCCAGAAGGCGGTAAGATAGAAGTAATTTATTGGGTCGAGTAAATGGCAGCAGAGTATGGGATAAATATTAATGTCAGGACTAGAACTGGAAAGTTAGCAGCATTAAATAAGATATTAAAACAAACACAATCAACTGCTGAAAAATTAAAAAGTGAATTAAGTGAGATAGGAAAACAAAGAGGTAGAGGAACTCCTGGCGGTCCTTTTTCTAAAGATTTTGCGGATAAACAAAAACAAGTTAAAAAAGCAGTTTTAGAAGCAAAAGAAGCTTTTAAAGCATATACTCAAGGATTAGTTAATTTTGATGGTAAAAATACAAGAAGCATTAGGCAACTTGGTGCTTTTGCTGCAAAATTACAAGAAGTTAGGAAAGAAACAAGTCGTACAACTAATGATTTTGTAATTTTTACACAAGCTTTAACAAAAATAGGATTTACTGAACAAATATCAGCATTAAAAAGATATAACGATCAAGCTCAGATTACTGCGAATACATTTACAGCGATGGCAAGAGGTAATCAACCTGGTGTAGCTGCCTTTCAAGGTGCAGATTTGGGTACATTAATTGAATTTGAACCAGCTAATACTATTAATGCGATTGATAATTATATTGCAAAATTGTTTTCTGTAAGAAATCAACTGGATTTGTCTGAACAAGAATATCGAGATGTAAATAGAAGAATTGAGGAAATGAATGAGTTAATGCGTGAATCACAAAAACTTGGTTTGCCAACACAAGAAGATAAACAAGCAAAAAAAGATAGAGAAAAATTATTAAGAGGTAGACCTACAGGATTTAGTGCTGCCGAATATGGTCCACAAAGAGGTATTAACAGAGTTTTAACAAGAAATCCATTGTTTAAAGAAGGAGGAATGTTTTTTGAACGAGGTGGAATACAAGCTAGACAGCGTAATGCACTTAGTAGCGGTCTAATCGGTGGAGGTTTTCCTCTCTTATTCGGTCAGGGTATAGGTGCATCTGTTGGTGGTGGTCTTGGTGGTGTTGCAGGTGGATTTTTAGGTGGTGGATTAGGATTTGGTCTTTCTATTGTTGGGACTCAATTAGGAAAACAAGTTGATGTTTTAGTGGCAGCGACAAGAGAAACAGGTAATGCTCTGGGAGAATTTACAAAAGATTTTAATGTTTTACAAAAATCTTTAGGCGAAACTGGTACAGCTACTGGTAAGTTTATTGAACTTTTAGCTCAATCTAAAGGTAGTTATGAAGCATTTTTATTTACACAAAGAGAACTTACAAATGTTATTGGTCAAGAAGGAGTTGATGCTTTACAGAAATTTTCAAACAATTTAAGAAATATTAATAAAAACTTTTCACAGTTTTTCTTAAAACTTCAAAGTGGTTTAGCAAAAATTATTAATAGTGTTGGTATTTTAGATGGTTTATCATTACCAAATACTGGAGATTTAGTAAAAGATTTAAAAGAATTAGGTGAAAATTTATTAGCTGATGAAATAAAAAAAGCACAAGACATAAGAAATTTACAAATATTAGGTTTTCAACCTAGATATGAAGAAGGAATATTAAAAGGACAAATTATTTCTCCTAAAGACGCAAAAGAAAACTTAAGGCTTTTAAAACAACAAGGTTCAGATTTACAGGAACAAGTTATATTGGGTAAACAAAGAGAATTTTTATTTAATAACCTAACTAAAAGTTTGCAAAAACAAAAAGAAATTACTGATAAAATCGGATTTAGAGAAAGAGAAAGAGTAAAAATTACACAAAAAATTGCTGAATTTACTAAAAAATATCAAGATGCTTTAAAAAAACCACCAACTGAAGAAGAAATACAAGCGTATAGAAATTTATTAGAAGCTCAAAGTGAACTTATTATAGGTGCAAGATTATATAGAGATGAATTAACAAGACTTGATAAAGAAATTTTACAACTTAATGATACAGCATTTCAATTAGTAGGAATTTCTCAGGCAATAGGAGATAGCTTTTCTGATTCATTTAAAGGAATAATTAAAGGAACAATGAGTGTTCAAGATGCGTTTAGAAATATGTTTATGCGTATAGCAGATCATTTCTTAGATATGGCTGCACAGATGGCTGCTGCACAGATATCAAGAGGATTTTTAGGTTTATTTGGCAATATGTTTACTTCTGGAGGTAATGATCTTTTATCAAATTCTGGTCTTACCGCAGCAACACCAGGTGAAGTTACGATAGCTGATTTTAATAGAGCAAATGGTGGACCAGTAATGGGAGGCAGTAGTTATATAGTGGGAGAACGTGGCCCTGAGATCTTTAGTCCAGGTGTATCGGGAATGATTACACCAAATCATGCTCTTGGTGGATCTACAAATGTAATAGTGAATGTAGATGCTTCTGGTTCTTCTGTTGAGGGTGACGAACAACAAGGAAGAGAACTTGGTCGTCTTATATCAGTTGCTATACAATCTGAATTAGTACAACAGAAAAGACCTGGAGGTTTACTCGCATAATGGCTACCTTTCCTTCAATAACTCCTACTTACGGACAACAAAAAAGATCAGCACCATTTACTAGAACTGTTCGTTTTGCTGATGGTTATGAACACAGAATATTATTTGGATTGGCAGAACATCAAAATCCAAAAATATTTAACCTTACTTTTAATGTGTCAGAAACAGATGCGGATACCATAGAAACATTTTTAGATGCAAGAGCAAATGATAGTGCTAGCTTTGATTTTACTCCTCCAGGAGAAGCCAGTTCATCCAAGTTTGTCTGCGAAGCATGGAATAAATCTATTCCCTATTTAAATAGAGCAACAATACAGGCAACATTTAGAGAGGTATTTGAGCCATGAGCACTGATCCTGTATTTAGTGAAGTTCAAAAAATAAATCCCTCTGCAATTATTGAATTGTTTGTCCTTGAATTATCTACAAGTTTACATGGAACGAATACTGGTATTCCCACAGCTAACAACGAAAATAATATTTATAGATTTCACTCAGGTACTAACCTTAACGCAAACGGACATATTGTCTGGGCTAGTAAACAATATGCAAGATTTCCCATACAAGCTACAGGGTTTGCGTACCAACGAGGTCAGATTCCCAGACCAAAACTTGTTATAAGTAATGCACTTGGAACTATATCTTCAATTCTTTTAGCTGTAAACGAAACAACAACAGGTAATGATCTAACAGGTGCTACTTTTACAAGAATAAGAACAATGGCAAGATTTATAGATGCTGCAAATTTTAGTGGTGGTAGTAATCCATTAGGAACTCCAGATCCTACAGCAGAATTTAAACGTCAAGTTTATACCATAGATCGAAAAGCAACAGAAACTAGAGAAGTTGTAGAATTTGAATTAGCAGGAGCTATAGATATGGC